GCCATGATTATTTCCAAAGTAATGTTATGTCTGCTGTTCCACCAATTGTAGCATAGAGACCTGTTGAGAACTCAATAGCTGGTAGTTTAATGAAGTTAGGACCTGCTGCAAAGGTAATGGTGTTAAGTATGACGGTTGTTGCTGCCGAGGTGTTATCCCAGAGCTTTAATGTACCTGAACTGTGTGAGTTGACTACAATACCTTTTAACACACCTGCACCCGTTTTAACGAGGGCTGAAGCACTTAGGTTAGTATAAGTAGCAGAGTCACGGATTTTCATTACGTCATTAGTGAGGTCTTCACCAGCGAGCTTAGTAGCCGAATTAATGTTATTCCAATAATTCACTGAATCGTATGAACCCATGATGTCTCCTTTCGTTGATTATATTATATCAGATTCTGTCAGAATTAGGCGGGTTTTACCCCGCCACATTCTTAGCAGCTACAAGTTGTACCAGTACAGCCTGCTTTGTGCATTGTTGTTCCTTTACCAGTAGCTTTACCCGAAGATACGGGTGTAGTGCTGGCTCCAGAACCTACGTTTGAGCTTTCCATGAGTTAATCTCCTAGTTAGTTGATTAAGAAGCTCGTACCCAGGTGCCCTTGACTGACTGGATGAACCAGGCAGCAGCAGAGGTTACACCTGAACCGACTACTACGATTTCATCGCCAACTTGTGCAGTTGCCTTCGTGTTGAGGGCAGCCTTATTAGTTGCAGCAGTGAAAGCGTTACCAGTGATACCATCAGCAGCAACAGGGGCAAGGGTTACAAGGACTGAACCATTGTAGCCTGAACCTGTTGGGGTGTTAGCATCGTTATCGCCACCATTGCGAGCAATGAAAGTAGCACCGACAGTTGCGGCAGCCGAGGTAGGCAGGGTTAGTGTAATAGCGTCCGTGAGAACGTTTTGCACAATACCACTGTCAGCAGCGACAAGACTCTTGTTTTCTGTTACATCTACCCACATGCGGCCATCTTGACCTCGGTAGACTGTAGTTGAGTTAGCCATTATTTGACTCCTTCTTTAGCGTCCTTTACTTTAGGAGTTTCCTCTTTCAAGTTGTAAGGATCTTTAATATCTTCTTCTGTTACATCTCCGACTCGTTCCCAGCCCATACGTGCCAGGGCATCAGCCCCAGCGTGCATGGTTACTACTAGACTCTTTTTGCTTACAGGGTCGTAGTATTTACCTGGTTCGTTAATCTTGTATGTATTCTTTTCTTCTCCAAGTGCCATTATGTACTCCTTTGATTATTAGTTACTGGCTCTGCGGCTCTGCGAGCTTCTATAGCATCTGCTAAATTATCGAAGTACCCTAAGTACTTTCGGTTCTTCTTTCCTTCTTCTTTGCGTTCTAGGTCGATATACGCCATCCACCTGTTATTGGCTTTGTGCATACTAACACCGACATATCCGCTAGTGTTTCGGGAATTGCGTCTATTAATAGATTGGACATGCAGAGATGCCCATTCGCAGTTCTTGGGACTATACCACCTATTATTGTTAATTCTATTGAGAGTGTACCCTTCGGGGCATGGTCCCATATCTTTAACAAAGGTTTCAAATCCCTTCTTACCCCGCCACTCTTGTACTACCTTGATACCCCTGCCTCCATAATGCTTCCAATCTTGATTCTTAGGATTGTAACAACGGGCAAGCATACCGTAGTATCGCCAGAATAACGGGTGTTTCCTTTTATAGTAACCTTCAATTGTTGTTGCTTTCATTATAAGAGTACTCCTTTATACAAGTAGTATACTCCTACAACTTCTCAACAACAAGTTACTCTCGTAACTTTCTCCGTATTACTATGTCAAGGTACTATCTGTATCTGTTAAGCGGTCTGTGTGATTACTAAGCCTTTGCCACGGTTTGTGGGCACGAAGGCGTCATAGTAACGACGTCCTTCCACTACCCAACCATCAACACCTTGTACCTCTTTCAAGATACGGTAAGTGTCAAACTTGTGTGGGGCAATGAGGACTTCTTCGTGAACGAGCAGAACTTCTGCTTTAGCAGGAAGGTAGCTTACAGGAACCTTAACGATCTTAACGCCGTCAGCTTCACCTACTTGACCACTGATCAAGTTCTTGGTAGTGATGTCACTAGCCTTGGTGAAGTTAGCATCGAGCTTCAAGAATGAAAGGTAAGCAGGTGTTACGTAAGCAACACGGCCTTCGGTTGGAACAAACTTGTTGTCCAAGATACTCTGCATGTCGAGCAGCTTGGTGTAAGCAGTCGAACTGGTTGATGTAGTACCACTGTTAGCAGCAGTAAAACTCTGAGCTACAGCGTAAGCGTGTAGAGTGGTCAGGCGATAGATGTCAGTGTTAGGAACACAAACAACTTCGATTTGACGCTTGAGAGTTGAACCAGCTTCAGTAACCATCATTGAGTCTTCGTAGTTACCACGATCAATCGTGTACGTGAATGCCTTGTCTTGCGACAGGGTGAAGGTTTGCTTAGTGGTGTCGAGTTCAGCAAGACTACCGAAACGGTTAGAACCGCTACGTACGTAGTTTACTTCAGAAACGGTGGCTACACCGTAGATGCTAACAGCGTTAACACCAGTGTAGTCCAGGCGAATACCTTTGTTGACAATACCAGTAGTTACCGACTTGAGTCGGAATACTTCGTCAACGGTCTTCTGATATTTTGAGGCGAAATTCTGTGCCATATCATTTTTCCTTAATTAATGCCTAGCCGCCTAATAGTCCTTTAAGGAATAGATCCTCTTTGGGAGCTTTGGGTGCAGCACTAGAGACTGTATCGGCAGCAGCGAGGTTCTTCTCGGCAGCTATTTGTCCTTTGACAGCTCCAGCCTGTGTACCGCTTTGGGCGGTTTCAGCGAATGCTTTAAATATATCGTAGGGAAGTGCATTGGCTTGAACAGTTAAACCTGTATTGGGGTCAACCTGCACTTGGGCAGCTTGCTTGTATACGTTGGTAGCTCGTTCAGCTAGTGACTTATCATATTGGTCAGACTCTGGGTCAAACACGGGATAATCAGCCATCACACGCAGGGACTCAGTGTTGAGACTAGCATTCAAGTCAGAGACGTATGCGTTGTACTCAGCCATTTGTGTACGTTGTTCAAGAGCTTCTACTCGTGCCATTGCAGGGTCGTAACCTTGCTCGACTAATTCCTCAGCCGTAGCGGGTTGGTAGACTTGAGCGTTTACGTTCGTGATTTCTTGACGAAGTTCGTTACGTTTGCTTACCAAGTCTCGGATCTCGGCGTTGAGAGCTTCTTTACGAGCCTCAGCACCTTTCTTGGGTTCTTCCTCTTTAGTCTCCTCTACGGGTTCCTCGGGGGTTTCTTCCTCTGGCTCTTCTTCGGCGGGAGTTTCCTCGTCACCTTCTTTAGCCATTTCTTTTGCTATCTCCTTATCAGCAATCTCTTGCTCAGATAGCTCAGAATCCTCATTTGATTCTGCAACAGGCTCTGCTTTTTCAGTTGTTGACGACTCAACTGGAGTGGTTGCCTGTCCCACTTCTTCTATAACGTCAGATGTAGCTTCTTCAGCCATAATTCATCTCCTTGGTTTAACGACTATGCTCTGTCGCTGAGAGAGTTTGAGATAAACTCCTATGCCCCTGCAAGGGTAACAAGGGCGTAGCAACCTACCTCTTTATATGTGCGTCTCGTAACACCTCCAATCTACTCTTAGAACTCATCAGCCAGGTTTTGACCTCTTTGCGGGCTAGTACCTGTGATTCAACAGGTACTTTACTCTCAAGGTCTAACTTGTAGATGTCGTTAGCAAACTCTATTTCTGTATCAAACCAGCTAAATATCTCATCAAATACTGGGTATGACCCCACTACCATGGCTTTCTCGGTTGATTCTTCTAGATCGTCCTCTACTTGAGCTACGGCAAACACTTCGCCCTCGTTGGGGAGAAGATTATGAGTAATTTCGTCAAACATTGCTCAACTCCTTTCTTTTCAAATAAGCACGATTACGTTCATTAGCACAGGCACGGCATACTCGTGCTCCTCTAGTATTGACTGTCCCTTTGTACTCGTGCCCTTTTGTGCAGTGATCTTTATTTCTCCAGTAGCTTTCACCTCGTCTTACGTTCTCTTTTTGAGTGACTGCCTCTAGGTGCTCAGGGTTTACGCAAGCATGGGTACGACATAGGTGATCGAGTACCAAGCCTTCAGCAATGCTGCCTTTAAGTAATATATAAACTAGTCTATGAGCAAGTCCTGTATTCATTCTTTCCTGGTCATAAGCTAGTCCATAACCGTTCTTATCTAAACAACCTTTCCACAACCAACAAGACTCTGTCTTTTCAATTCTTTTAATAAAACTAGACACCGATTGTTCTTCTGTTAGTTTAGTAAATCTTCCCATAGTATCTCTATTAGCCAAGATTAAATCATCACTTAGGAGTAAGTCGTCGTTCATACTGTTGCCTCCTGGGTGTTAAGAGCCTTAATGATTTGGTCGCTTGGTACACCTTGTTTCATGTAATCTACGGCTTGTTGAGCCTGTTCTGGGGTGTAGCCACGTTGGGTAAGACCCTGAATAAGAGCTTGGTCTTGAGCCTGGGTGTCCTGTTCTTGTTGCTGGGTCTGCATAGATTGTTCGTTCTGCATATCAGCTTGATTGGCCTGGTAATTCATCTGTCCTACTCGCACACCAGCATCTGTAGCCTTAATAGCTAACTCTTGAGCTGTAGTAGTTGGTTCCTGTGAAGTTAGCCCTACTTGCTCTAAGACCTGGTGTTGTGAGTCTTCTGGTAAGTCTACAAACTTAATCTTTAGAGCGTCCATTAACTGAATAGTAGGGTTATTCTTGGGATCGTTAGCGTCCTTCTCTTGCATCGCTTGCTGGACGGTCTCTACTACCATTTGTTGAATCATCTGTGGGTCTGGGCCTTGTGGCTGTTCCTGGATAGGCTGGCCTGTTTGTGGGTCTACTTCGCCCTCGCCACTAGGCATGATCTTCTCTGGGTCTTCTACACCTGATTTAACAATGATGCGGTTAATTAACTCTTTAGTGCCTGCTTCTCCCATCAACTGAGCGAGTTGTGGGTATTTACCCGATAAGTCTAGGAGTTCTACTAGGCGGTCTCGTTCGCTAGCATCATCTTTAAGACTTGAGGTAGAAGCGTCTACTTCAAACTGTAGCTTCTCTGTCTCTGAGTCGAAGTCTATTTGTACTTCGTTCTTTTCGTTGACACTCTCAGGGGCTATCTTGCGAAGCTTCTCGGCAGTTTCATCGTCTAAAGTGATTAGTTGAGTACCGTTACGTTCAGCAAAGTAAAGGTTGATAGCTGTCTCCATAATCTCTTGGAAGCAATCCTCGAACTGTTTACGCATGTAGTTATCACTAACACCTAAGCGTGCCTGTTGAGCGTCTACACCTTGAGGGGTCTTACTTGATTGTGGGTCGCCTACACTAGCAGAAATAGCGTTGTCTGTACCGCCTGAGTTAAGGTTGAGTATCTGGCTCTTAATAAGACCATAGTTGTTAGGGAATGAGGTAACAGCTTCAGTTGTTAGTTTGACTGGAGTCACACTAGCGTTAGGGTCTGTCCCCATATCCCATATCTCTGCTGGGGCGTACTTAATAGTAGACTTAGAGAAGTTACCACGCTTCTCAATAGGGGGGTTCATTAAGAGGGCTTGCATGTATTGGAATGACTGTACTTGACTGTCTAGGAGGTTCTGCATACCACCGCTTAGTTCGACTGACCCTCTACCGAGTGGGTTAGATAGATCAACGTTAGCGTACATGAAGTGAATAGGTATTACACCACGTGGGTCTTTGTTCTTACGAGTGCGGATAATATTGTCTTTATCTCCGAGTAGCGGAGAGAACGAATAGAATGTATTACCTATACCACGCTGGAAGCAGTGAACAATCTCGATAAACCCAGCGTTTAGCTGTTTATTGCGTTCGTTAGGAGTCATTGAGTTTTCGTCTTTTTGACCACTCATACCTTTGAGTTGTTCTAGTTTGGCGATGTCCCAGCCTGTCTCGTAGTCTTCGCCACGCTTCTTAGCTGACTTAGCGAGCATCTTCTCTTTAGCAATAACTGACTCCACTTGATTTTTTGTCCACCAACTACGTAGGAAGATAACGTTAGAATCACGGTCACTTAGTTTACCTGGCTCAAGGAATACATCTTTAATATAAGGAAGGGTAAAGTCTGTACCAAAGTATTCGCCACGATTAACAAACTGCACAAAGGCTGGCTGTGAACCGTAGGTTAATGTCTTACTCGTAAGTGCCCATGCCTTCTGAATAAGAGCTGCAACTTGGTTAGCGTTAGGGAGTATCTCATGCTCAAGTACCCAGCCTGCCATAATGTCGAGCCATTCGCTGTCTGATTTAACTTTACCAGTAGGGATTTGTTGGATGATTCGTTTAGGTTGTTCTTGGATTAAAGCGGCTAGTGTACCGTCAGTTACTTTAGGAAGGTTCTTAGCGATACCAGGATGAGGCTTGTTCCTGGCGATACGTTCAAACTCATCAAACGGCTCATGCAAGGGGATCATAAACGTCTTAGCGTCTGAGTATGTTTGATACAAGTCTTCTGGCTTGATAAATTCAAAGTTAGACAATGGTAGCTCCTTGTTAGCAGCTCCATTGTTTATTGGTAACTTTTGAGTGTATTATACTATACTTTTACTATTTCAAGTAATTATTTGTTTCTTGTCTCGTAAGCGTTGGTGGTACTCTCTATTGCGTCTGTTATTGCATTTTATGCATACTCGTGCATTCGGTCTGCTAGAGTTAACATAGATATTATCTTCAGTGAACTCGTGGCCTTTTATACAGTGAGTTCTCTCTTTATATCTGTTGCCAAGACCTCTCCTAGTATTCTCTCCTGCTGTTACTAACTCCATATGGTTAGTGTTTACACAGTTGCGTACTCGGCATAAGTGATCAATAACTAGCTCATTTAGTATTGGGCCATTCTTTATAACCCATGCTAGTCTATGAGCCATTACTGGTCTACGACTACGCCCGCCTAAACTGAAAGCTCCATAACCTTTAGTATTTAATGCTGCTGTCCACAGCCAACAACCGCTGTCATCAATAACATACTTAGCTTCAAACCTAGGTATATCAGACTGTTTGTATTCTATTGGATAGCTCATACCCTATATTATACATACTATGCTTTACGAACACAATACGCCCACACCACGTAGTAACTACCTTCTTGGTTAGCCTTGGCTGAGTGTTCTATCCTGAACTCTGCGTTACGTAGGTTCCTAGTCTCGTCTCTGAACTGAAGATATGAGCTTAACTCCTCCTGTTGACTACTGACTTTGATCCTACGTTCTACCCTGAGACGTTTATCAATCGGCACACCACCTAGAAAGGTTGTTTCTGTCTCCATAACTGAACCTGTATCATCTATTTCTGCTACTTCGTATGTTTTACCAAAATGTATTTCCATGCTCACTCCTAATAAATTAATGTGTTTAATATCGATGGCTCTGATCGTTCCTCAACCTGTAACTTAGGTCTGAGACTCTCTAGTCCATATCTTACTGAGTCCATAGCATCTGATAGGTAGTGGTCGGGTTTATCTAATATGTTACCGTCCTTATCTGTCTGCCACATGTAGTTACGGTAGGCTTTGATAAAGTTGACACTTCGTTTAGTAATGCTGATCTTCTGGGACTGTACCCATTGAATACCGTGATTAACTGAGCCCTGCCCCTTACTTACACCTACAGCGTTGACTCCATACTCCCTGAGTTCGTCGATGCTCTTAGGTTCTGCTGAGTCGGCACTTACTATAGTCTGGGGGTCGGGTAGGTTGTTAATAACATCTGCTAACTGTCTATTTAACATACCTGTACGGCAAAGGTTCTCGTCTATGATGTAGCCTCCATTGTAGTAGTAGATACTGCATAAAGCTGCGGGGTCTTGGGAGTAACCAAAGTCTAACCCTCTTGAGTCTAGTCTGGCTTCGTGGGGGACTTCATCGACTATCTTCCAACCCTTATAGATCTTGCCTTCTACCTCTCCGAGTTGTCCTTCACCGTATACTGTCCACCAAGCTACGTTGTCTCTCCTGGACTCGATACTCTCTACAATAGACTTATCTAGCCCTTCGTTATCCTTGTAAGTAAGGGTTAAGAACTCTGTATTAGGTTTACCCATAACATCCGTGTACCACCAGTATTCTCGGACAGGGTTGTGATCTATAAATATAATCTTCTTAGTACGAACCTCTAACTGAGTGTAGGTTTCATAAGGTACGTTGTTGGCTTCGTTTATAAAGAGAATATCACGGCGTGGGCCTCTGACCTTTGAGGGTTGGTCGGCACTAAAGAACTCTATCTTAGTACCTGTTTCAAACGTGTAGATACAATCTGTTCTGTTCCACTGTGAGTCTTTAAAGTAACCTGTATCGTTCATAATGTTTAAGAAGTCTCTGATAGCACCTCTCTTTAGGTGCGGGAATGATTCACTAACTACACTTATAAGCTCCCCCTCATGGGTCTGAGAGTAATCTATCAACCACATAAGTATACTGATAGTCTTAGAGGCTGATGTACCGCCTGAGATACCTCTGATACGGCTACGCATAGCTCCTATCTTATGTAGTGCTGTTGTCTGTTTGAATATCATTCATGTCACCCTTAGCAGATAATCCACCGAGTATAGGAGTAGGTAAAGTGATCTCAGTCTCTATTGATTCCTTGAATACTTCCTTCTCTAATCTCTCTAGAGCGAACTCTGCTTTAGCTGCTAGTAATCGTTTTTGTATGAATTTGCTTTTAGCTTGGTTTACTGCGTCCGAAAACTCTTCGTCTGCTTTCTTCCAATTTATAATAGTATCTTCTGTTCTAGCTATTGACATTGCTGCATATTTCTGTACTGGTACATCTTCAAAGTAGCTAATGTAATCCTTCTTGAGCTGAGCTATATCTTCTGGTGTTTGTCTAGTCTTCTTTGCCATCTTCTTCACCCTCAACTATCTCTGCTTCAGTAACAAAGTCTTTCTCTAAGTCATCTACTGCTTGCTGCATGTGTAGAAGCATATTTTGAAGCTCTGTACGGGCTTCGTTTGTTCTCTTTGACTTAGGTATCAATTTATTAAAGTCTGCGAGGCTGTCGGCTCCTGCTGAGATTGAGTAGAACCTATCCCCCATGACTGTTTGGGTGTCAGTGATGCTTACGACAAATCTAGGAACGTCGTTTTCTTTTAACTTGTTAATCTCTTCTTTAATGTCTGACATAATATCTCCGTTTTAGAGTTTGATGACGAGTAATGCGATTATAATTGCGGCACTTATAGCACCTGCGGCGGCTGCGAAACCAATGTTTATATGGCTTTCCATGACTTAATTATACCCGTTACCGTAAGCTTATTCAATGGTAATATATTAAAGGCTTGACAAGTATACTATTGTTTGATAAGCTTAGAGTGTCAAAGGGCAAGAGCACAACCAGCCAACGAGCTAACCGAGCCAACGTTACCAATGACATGAGGGTAAAAGACAATCGGGGCAGACCGATAACAAATTATAAAGAAAGGGAGACCGACATGACTGTACAAGAACTATTACAAAAAGTAGCCGCCGGAGAAGTAGAACGAGACCGAGGCATATCAACTTA